TAAAGTATATTGTTTAAATAATTTTCTAGCTGGTTCAATATAAGCCCTACCATATGGAAGGTAATTAACATCACCTACTAACCTAAAGTGGGCCATTTCATAGTTATCAAATACAATTCCTGTTGTGTTATCTGGGTTTTGATTAACCGTATAATATCCTGAACTGTTGCTTCCGCCACCTACATAACCTTCTGGGTTGTATATGTATCTAATTTCTTGGGGGTTTTCTGGGTTGTATCCTTCTTGTCTTTCCATATGGTAAGCTGTATAAGGTATAACATTATATACCCCGAATTTTTCAGCAATTTCTAGTTTTAAGAAAAAATCACCATATTTACACATTTGACGAATCCACATCCACATATTAAATTCAATATTTAATACATCATAAAATAAATTATATAATATATTTTGGACATCTTCATTAGCACTTCTAATTGAAAGTACTTCCCCCATATCATTCTTTAAGGTAGATTCATCTGCTAAAATATCTAATGCCGAGGCAATAATTGCATCTTGATCCATTACATCATATTCTGAATAAATCATGGTACGTAAGTACTGATAATTTAAATTGAATTGGGCTCCATATAATGAAGAGGGGGCAGTAGAATAAATTCTATTATATCTATCTATTAATGAGTTAGTTTCATATTCACCACTAGATTGGATATGACCTGAATCAATGGTTTTGATTTGATTTCCTCCAATATTTCTAATTACTACATCGGTTGAAAATAATCTTTTTAATCTTGAAAATACGCTTTTATCAGCCATAATTTATTATTATTATTATAAATATTACTATAGGAGCCAACTAATGTCTTCTTTACCATGATCTGTGTCTATATGGTAAGGGTTATCAGCTCCACTTGAAAAATAACCACCTTGGTATGTAGTTCTATTAACTGTTATATTATTTAATGCATTTCGGGTTGCATCCAAACCACGTTGTCTTTGAATAAGTGCAGTATCTCTGATGTACATTGCAATCCCAAATGCCATAACTAAATCGTCATTATATCCAGTTTGTGCTTCTGCTTTGCCGTTTTTCCATATAAATACTTTCATCTCTTCTATCAATCTTCTTGATTGGATTGTTACTCCTTTATCTGAAATATACTCTTGGAATTTACCTATTACCATAGGGCGTGTTCTAGAGGACATTGTAAAACCAGCTACCATTTTGGAGTGGTCTTGATATTTATCAAAATACGAATCAGCATTTGGGGAGTCACTCCGTTGTGAATAATAAAGGTTAGAATATTGTCTATCAATTGCTACTTGTATAGTTGCCCAACCGATATTTGCATTTTCAATTACTAACATTGCCTCATTATATTCAGTAGCTAAGCCAACTAATAAGTGCCCATAATCCTTAGTACTAATTTGCCCTTTATATTCTGCAACTTGTACATTATTTGCTACATCAATTACATGACATGCTGAAAAGTCCTTTCCATCACCCCTAGAAACATCAGCTACTACAATATAATCTCTACTGTAATCCGGGGATTCCCAAACCCATAAATTTTGGTCTGCCCCCCGTTTTTCTAAAGGATCCTTAATATAAGTTTTTTCGTAGTATTCTAAGTATTCATTATAAAATACAATATCACCAGATGTACTAAAATCACAATCACATTCTTGTGCTGCCAGTCTAGGGTCACCTAATAATGAATCTTGTGCATCCCTCCATTTTTGGTCACGTTCTGGGTGGACATACCAGGGGAGTTTAATAGGTAAAAATTCATTTTCACCTTGTTCAGCTTTAACCCATGTTTGGTGAAACCAGTTACCAGTACCATATGGGGTTGATAATACAATAGCACCACCACCTGTTGCTAGGGTTTGTTGTGCTGATGCCCATGTTTCAGCAATATTATCAATAAAAGCTGCTTCATCAATAATTAGTAATGATACTGCTTCTGAACGTGCAGCATCGGCATTAGAAGATTTGGCTTGTATTTTTGAACCATTAATTAACCTTAATGATAATTTATTGTTTTCAGCAGAATCTACTTTAAGCCATGAGGGTAAATTCTCCCACATGAATTGTACTTTTGTTACTAAATTTCTTGCTGTTGCTTGTGTAGTTGCTAGTGCTAATACATTCCGATCTTTATGAAATGTCATTAACCATAATGAATAACCTGCTGCTAAAGTAGATATACCTAATTGCCTAGATTTTAATATGGCACTATAGTCATTGTTTTGAAATAACGTTAATACTTTTTCTTGAAATGGGTATAGATTAAATTGTATGCGACCACGTTGTGGGTGCTGTATATAACAGTATTTACGCATAAAATGTACCGGATCTTGGGCACATTTTAAATATTCTTGGCGTATTACTTTTTTTAAATCAGACATATATTATTTTACTAAAAGGATTGCTGCAATTACAGCTACAACCCCTGCTCCAGCAGTTAGTTTATTTTTAAATTTTTGCTTTTTTAAATCGGTTTGGAGTTTTTTAGATAATTCTTGGG